ATTCTTTTTGGCATCGATAGGAACTTTCTTTTTGTTTCTTGACTTCATAACTTCTAAGTAAGCATCAGCTACGGCTCTTGTCATTCCACCTTGACCTTTATAATCCTTGTTTAATTCAGGGTCTTCGAAGAATAACTTAGCTATTTTGTAAAGCTCCGAAGTCTGTTTACGAATATCTAACGCAGGGTCATCATCATTAGCGTAACGGTCAACTATTGAGTTCCATTCACGGTTCTTTTGTGTAACCGCTTGGACTTGAGCGTCTTTCTCTTGCTGATACATCTTGACAAGTTCACGGCGTTCATTCTTCTGCCGTTCCTTAAAGACTTCAGAAAGTAAAGCCATATCTCCGTCATCAATAGCCTTGCGTTCAGCCTTTGATAATTCTTCTTCGTTATATACTCGTTCTTTAGATTCAGATTCTTTACCCTCTAACTTAGCCTTGAGTGCCGCTATCTCTGCGTCTCTCTGGTGCTTCTCTGCTGTTAATCGGTCAATCCTTTTTTGAACATTGTCCTTTTTGATTAAAGGTTTTTCTTCCTCTGTTTCTTCTTCTGATTCTTCTGATTCCTCTGACTCTTTAACCTCTTCAACTGGAGTTTCTTTAGTCTCTTCAGTTGTTCCAGTTTCCTCAGTCTCATCAGTTTTCTCTGTAACCTCAGCAAGTGTAGATTTATCAGGGGTTACAGTTTCAGGAGTAGGCGAAGTCTCCTCTTTAACGCCTTCTGCGGCTTTTACTTCTTCAACAGGTTTGCCGAAACTGTTGCGTTCATCTGATATTTCTTGAACGAGTTTTTCATTTTCATCCATATTTCTCCTTACAGGGTTTAGGCACCCAGAACCAATCAGGGTTAAGTTAACCCAGAATTATTTTGTTTCTATTTTTTCTTTTTTAGCCACGGGTATTTTAATCTCACCACTCATAATCTTTGCTATGATATTCGCTTCTGCCTCTGCAACCGCCTCACGCTTAATATCTTCGTTTGACTTGTAAGGCTTAACTGTTGCCTTGTTGACAAGCTTCATCGCTCTTGCGTGTTCAAGATGTTCTCTTTCTACTTGTTTAGGGTCTTTAAGTATTCCCGGATTCCCTTCACCACGAGAGATACATTCTGGGCATATATTGCCTATACTTCCGTCAATTCCTCTACCACATTTCTCACACCAACCTCTTGTTAATGAACTCATATCTTTCCTTCAGCGTTTAAGTTTACGCAGAACCTTGCAGGATTTTTTAAGTTAATCCAGAACTTGTTTCCACTTACCCTTATCATTACGAACCCATTTACCGTCACCTAATTTTTTACCTTTACCCCAACCTATTTGCTTATGTCCGTTACCACTAAGTGATTTACCAATAGGATGCCCCCACATTGTTCCATTAGGGAACTCTTTGTTTAATTCATCTGCTGCTTTTTCTCCTTCGCATATACGGACTTGGTTTATCATAGAGTCCTTAATCTTTGTATCTCCAAAACGGTTTATAGAATCGTATTTTTGAAGCCTATCTCTGACGTATTCAAACTTAAGCCCTCTCTTCGGAAATTGCGCCATAGCCGGTTTCAACCTCCTTCTCGTTGTTCTCTTTGCTTTCCTCTTTGACTATTTTGTTATACTCCTCGGTATATAAAGCAAGCGGGTCAATGTATTGATAGATATATTTATGAAAATCTACAAGAGCCCGCTTGTAAGCTATTAGCTCTTTGGCTTTCTCCTCGCCTAAATCGTTTGCGTCAAGTGAACCATTATGCCAGCGTCCATTCTCAAAACCCCCCATGACGTCTATAATCATCTTATTAAGTAGTGGTTCGATATGCCTTTGCCAGCCTTTAGTCTCGGTCATCTCTTTGACCTGTTCACCGCTATCAATAAGGGCTGAGAGTTCTTTAAGCCTGTCCAGATTGTTTTGGGTTTCCATTCATTCCTCCACTCATTACTGCCTGTGCTTTCTTCTGTCTTATCTCGCCTTCTAACATCTGTTCCTGTTGTGCTAATACCTGGTCTTCCTTCTGCATTGCTTGCTGTTGTTTCTGGGCTATGACTTCCGGTCTTGTAATGTATCTATCCGGGTCTTGAACTCCGTCAGCCTCAAGCCAGTCATAAGCGGCGTTGTATTTATCCTCTGCGTCAATTATTTCTGGAGTTCCTGCCATAACGAATTGTAATCTATTCATCGCTTTTCCTATGGTTAAGTTCTGGTCAGTTAGGTCTATTGAACCATTTGGAATGACTACTGCGTCAAAGTTAAAATCTTCTCTTGTGATTTCAGTTCCTTCGATGATTATTGAATCTCCTAGACGCTCTCTCATTAACTTAAAAACCATTGTGTAGACTTTCTTGAGAGTATTCATCCAACGAAGAACTTCCATTTGTGCCGGGCCTTCAGCAACCTGCATGCCGAGTTGAACTTCACCTTTAGTTTTTCCTCCGCCTTTATTCGTAGCATTTCTGAATAACTGGTCAGTAGAACCAACGTATTCTTCTGTGTATGCTTTTAACAACTGCGCTATCCTTTCACCTGATACATCAGTTCTGTTAACATCATCAAGTCTGGCTATCTCTCCGTGTTGTTTGACTTTAACTCTCTGTCCGGGAATGAATCTGATACTATTGGCTTGTATTGCGCTATTGGCTAAAACTGTGTAAACAGGCGCGTTGTTTATCTCATCACGAATGAGCATATTGTTGATTGCTCTCTCCTGAAACTCTTGTAATGCTCTAATCTTTTCAGGGACACCTCTTGAAGCGTGCCAACGACAGTCTTTAATCTCGTTGTCATGTTTAACGTAGTTCCAAGTATCTAGCTCGTAAGGATAACGAACTTTCTGTATAAGACTGTCTTCGATTGAAGCTACATCGGCGAGGAAACAAAACACCCAGCGCTCATACTTGTCCATACTATCGAGCTTAACCCAAGTCTCAACTTCCTTAACTCTGAACAACTCGTCATCGCCTTCATCTACCACGCCTTCGTTGCGCTCTTTAGATGTCGTTATCATATCATCATCAGAAATAGACTTACCTTTTCCAGAGAAATCTATCTCTTTTAATTTATCAATTACCGACTTGTTGTATTTCCCAGAATCTGAACCTTCTTCCAGTTCACGCTTAGTCAAGTAATACTCATCAGTGATTCTGTCGGTAGTTTCTATATCAAGCGCCCACGAGGGAGGCGTTACTTTCTCAGGCGGGCGCACTAAAATATCGGGATAACTTTCAATAACATCTAAATCAAACTCTATGATGTCTTTCTTTTTGAACTGTTCGAGTATATTGTCTATGACTTTCTTATCATCTTCATCTTCTATGTCTAATCCGAACCTATCAGCTACAAACTGTTGCTTCTCTGCTACTGAAGCTTTGCGTAATACATCAATCGTTTCTTCGGGATAGTCTTTAAGGTTAAGAACTTTACGGCTAGACTTCTTACAAAATCTTTCAATTACTTTAAATATACAATGCCCTTTCTCTAAGAAGTTATCAGAGGACAATGCAAATACGGAGAGTAAATCTATCTTGTTATTTAAGATATAATTAAGCCCTAACTCTGCCTTGCGTGCTTTCTCTTTGAGTTCAGGAGTCTCTTTTACACCTTCAGCTACCTGAACAAAAGCTTTCTTACGTGGTAGATAGGTTGATAGAATATAATTTGGTTTCTGTTTGTTTATTATTTTATCAGTCTCGGGAAGGGGTATATTGGGAGCTCCTGGATAAGGTCTATTCGATACTCTCTTTAATCCTATACGTTGATTGTTATTAGTAACTAACTTACGAAGCCAAGAAATACGATTACCGCAATCACTATCAACTTTCTTTCTTAACTTATCAAGATACTCTTTCCACTCTTGACTGAGTTCTCCGGTATCTGATAGTTCTTTAACGTTTAATTGGGTATCTGACATTTATGCCTCGTAGTCTGATTTTGGACCTTGTTGGGCTTGTAAAGCCATCATTGTTTCTGCATAGAGAGGGTTTATCTTCTGTGCTGTTTCTATAAAATCCTCATTTGTTTTACGTTTAAAATCTTCTGCTTCTTCATAATAAGCATTAGGATAGTTTTGTTCATATCCCCATTGAAGCATTACCCAAGCATCAGCCTTATTAGGAGAACGACCAAGACGTTCCTTAACATCATCTTTATCTTCAAGTTGTAACATCCCTTTTTTATTCTCAAAGTATTTAACTTCTAAAAGTTCATCAATAAGTTCTTGGTCATTAGGAATTGCGGCAACGCCGTCTTTGGCTCGTTGTAGTGCGGTAAACCAAGCCTTAGCACGAAGATTAAAATATTGTGGGCGCTCTGTGTTCGATGGTTCATTCTCTCTCATTGTGCTTGAACCGTGATATTTAACTACAGCAACCTTTTCTGAAAACTCTTTAAATTCTGTAACTATCTCTTGCCATACACCAATTCCAATGCCGTCACAATCTACGATAATGAAATTACCTTTTACATCTTTGCACATACGATGACATTTAAGAGCGTTTAATCCTGGGGATTGATTAAGTTTAAAGAAAGAATCTAATACATTCCCATTTCTCCCTGCATAGATTGCATTACTATCGTCACCTTCACCAGCCACATCTATCGCTACACCGGCATTAGTTCCGTATAACCCGATTTCATTATTCCGCAACATTAAGTCTATAACTTCTTGGGAGAATATATTGTTAATGGATACTGGAGGGATTTGTCCTAATACTCTACCATACCAGCGCGGATCATCTTCTCCCCATTTCCTGCGTTTATCTTCAACCCACTCATAGGAAGCTAACCCAGGTATAACAGTTCTACGTTCTTTATAATTTGGATCATCAAGACAAGAGAAGTTAAATACTATGTTATTAGTCTTATCTTTAAGGCCTTTTGCAAAATTACCACTTGCTCTTGTTGGATTGCCTATATATACAACTAAAACATTTTCAGGAGTGGTTAACCCTTCTATTTGGTCAAAGATTAAATCTTCAAGTGCTTGGGCTTCGGAAGCGATTATACAAATATTAGGTGAGTGAAATCCTTGGAACTTTCCGCCACCGCTTTCAGCGCTCGCACCTGTTTCTTTAGTGGTGAAACCTAATAAATACCAGTCAGACTTTTCAATTTCTAAATACGGGTCAGTATATGGCGTGCCACCTAAATTTATTTTCTTTCTTTTCCAATGATTGAGAGTTTCTCCCCACATTATCTTTTTAACTTGGCGGTCAGTTGAAGCGGTTTCTATAACAATCGATGGGACATAGTTCTGTAAGAACCATAATCCAATACCAGCGGAGATATAATCTTTACCCAATGAATGTCCTGAAGCAACATAGATTGCTTTATGTTCTTTTATTGCTCGTGGGCAAGCTTCAATAAGCTTATCTTGCAGTTCCCAGGTTTTCTCAACACCTAATACTTCTTTAAAATAAAGCTTTGGATTTGGTTTATAACGATTATGTATTTGTAAAAGCTCTTCTTTAGTGAGTGGTGGTATCATTTGTAGATAAAACCTGTCTTATTTGCAGACATATATTGCCCGCAAGTAAGTCTTTACCGTCTTTACCAGTTATCTCAGTAGGCATATTCTTTTTACATAACTCTACGGCTATCTTTATCTTACTGGCTTGCTTGAACTTATGAAAATTCTCGTTAAGATAATCCCAACACTGGTTGATTACTTTCTCTTTAGTGTATTTATCACCTTTGGCTGTGTTCATTTGTTCTTTGTACCATTAAAGCTTTTCTTGTAATTATATTTCTCTAACTCCGGGCAATCTTTATCTTTATGTGGGCAATTTCTTTCTACCTCCCACGCTGTTAAATCTTTTCTATCAACATAAGATTGTTTCCTGATACAAGTTGATACGTTGCAATTCATATAATATATATAAATACTAATCCCTGCAAAACGCGGTTAAACTCTCTTTCTTGAGATTATCTTAAAAGAGAATTCTTTAGAACTGTAACCAACAGTTACTAAATTGCAGGGATTATTTGCTTATTCCAATTAGATGTAACGTTTATCTCAATCGGAGCATTCAGGTTATACCGCGTTTTATCTCGAATGTTAATCCCCTCTAATTGCTTTCCATCAGTTTTAAAGTAAACGATGTCAGCCTGAACAAAACCTTTATATTCATTCAATATCTCGCTTCCCT